TTTCCAATCCGGCACAGAAGCGTACCCTGCGTCCATTGTACGCAAACCACCAGGCAACACCCTGGGGTGGGTTCCTCGACCCGGATTTGAATGTCAACTTCGACATCCTTCCCGGCACTGTCATGCAGCGCCTCTATGGTGAGGTCTTCGCACCTTACACCGGAGCCGCTGGCACCGTCCCCTTCGGCCTGTCGGCCTTGTTCGTCGCCCCCAACCTGGGTGTCAACGAGGTCTCCAGCACCGGCACCGGCCTCTTCACGGTCTGGGTCGGTGGGGACCAGTCGGTCTTCGAGGTCCTGGCTCCGGCCTTCGACACCTCGGCAGTCTGGCCGACCGTCACCGGCCCTGCTCGCCGGATGCTGACCGCCAATGCTCAGGGGCGTCTGACCCCGACCGGCGTCACCAGCGAGAACGCCATCGCGGAACTGATCGACATCCCGTCACCGGACAAGATCGTCATCCGCCTCAACCGTGTCGACCTCTCGTCGGCCACTGTCCTGGCAGGAGGTAGCTAGCCATGAGCCTTCCAGTGGCAGCAGGGAGCGGCTTGGGCCGCTTCGCCCGTTCGTCCGAAGACTATGTCTCGGACATCGTTTCCGCCAAGCGTCGTCTCGGCGGTCGCAAGCTCAGCGCCCGCGAGAAGCAGGCTAAGCTCGCTCACATCTTGAGCGACAAAACTGGCGGAATTCAGCGCCTCGGGCAAAGCATGATCGGCCCGATCCAGTTGCAGCTCCGCTACCAAGGCATCCTGCGTAACGTCCTCCTGGAGGACACTCTGACGCCGGGTGTGCCGATCTTCTACGACGTGCTCGACGACCTCGGACGTGCATATATGCTGCACGGCAACGAGGGCGAGATCAAGATCACGCCGTTCGAGGGCAAGCGGGTCGAGGTGCAGTTGTTCCGCATCGCGTCATTCCCGCAAATCAAGAAGGAAGACCTGTACTACCTCCGCAGCAACATTGTGGAATACACACAGGATATGACCAAACAGGCCATCATGCGTCAGGAAGACAGCAGGCTCATCACGCTGCTCGAAGCTGCCGCCGTGGCCTACCGTTCGGTCGACGCTTCCTCGGTACCGGGTCCGACTGGTGGTGCACTCCCCAACGAGATCAGCATCACGGCCCCGTACCTCCAGCCGGATGACCTCTACACGGCGGTCACCGTCACCGACCAGCGTCAGTTGGACAGCTCGCGTTTGCTGTGCAACCCCGCTGAATACCGCGACTTCTACCGGTGGGATATCAATACCACCGGTTGGGCGTTCAAGGATTCTGTGGTTGCTGGTGAGCGGATCGTGCAGTTCGGCGAATTCCAGATCGGCCAATCCATCATCATCCCGAAGGGCACTACCTACCTGACCCCGGACCCCGAGTTCCTCGGCGTCTTCCCGGTCATGTACTCACTCGATGTCGAGGAGAACAACCAGGTAGAGCAGTTCCACAAGGGCTGGGTCATGGACGAGTTGGTCGGCATGGCCGTCCTGAACCCCCGTGGTATCGTGATCCTTCGCAAGATCACTTAATCACGACTCAGCAAATACTCGGGGCGGTTATCTGGAGCGATCCGGGTGCCGCCCCGAGTTTGCTGAGTAGGCAAGAATAATTAAATAATCGGAATGGTAAGAATGGTTCCAGGAATTACCTTATGGCTAATTTTTGAACTTTGCTAGGAAGGGTTAGTCGAGGATGTCGTCGCAGTGGGAGGATGCCAGCGGTAACCCGTGGCGTTACTCAGCGGTATCCCACTCCTGGCAACGTCAGGTCAATGGGTCCTGGGTCGTCTCCCCACTACCTTCTGGGGGCCTGAGCCGGGTCACAGCGACCGACCCGAATCCAAATGTTGTCATCGTCGAGACGATGGGACCGCAGGGCCAGATCGGCCCTATCGGTCCGGTCGGTCCCATCGGGCCACGCGGGGAACCTGGTGTTGTCATCCTCTCGGAGATACTCCCGTCCCAGTACCAGAATGGGACGAATCTTGTCTTTCCCCTTTCCCAGACGGCCAATACCAGCCAGGCCGTCCAGGTCTTCCGTAACGGTCTGATGGAAATCCCTGGACAGGGTTTCCTGGCGACACCAACCAGCGTCACCTTCACCACCCCACCACTGGTCAGCGATGTGCTGACGGTCGTCTATCAGAAAGCGTAGTAAGACATGGCACAGACACAGATTAACGGTGAGACCCAGATTCGTTCTGGGACGATCACCTCTGACCGGATCAAGTCCGGGACTGTCGCCGACGACCGGTTGGCGACAAGCTACGTCAAGGCCGACGGGACACGAGCTTTCAGTGGCAACCAGTCCCTCGGTACCTACAAACTGACCAATGTCGGTGATCCGAGTGCCGCCCAGGACGCGGCGACCAAGGCCTATGTCGATGGCCTGATCCAGGGCTTCGACTGGAAGCAGGCGGTGCGGGTCGCCTCGACCGCCGCCGGGTCACTCTCCACGGCCTTCGCTAGCGGCTCTGTAGTCGACGGTGTGGCCCTATCGGTCGGTGACCGTGTCCTGATCAAGAACCAGACCAACGGGTCGGAGAACGGCATCTACACGGTCAATGCGACCGGTGCCCCGACACGGGCCAATGATGCCGATGCCTCTGCCGATGTGACCGCCGGACTGACCGCCTTCGTCTCCGAAGGTACGACAAACGGAAACAGCTCCTGGTCACTGACAACCGACGACACGATCACCCTCGGGACGACCGCCCTCGTCTTCACCCAGGTCGCCGGTGGATCGCTCTATAGTGCCGGTGCCGGTCTGACCCTGAACGGGTCGGCCTTTGATGTGGTTGCTGCCGACACTTCCCTGACCGTCAATGCCGACAGTGTCCAGGTACGGGTCAACGATGCCTCGCTCGAAGTCAGTAATGGTCTCCGGGTCAAGCAGGGTACTGCCGGTCAGGTCTATATCGCTAACGCTTCCGGTGTCCTGACCCCGACGACCCTCTCGGGTGACGTGTCCTCGGTCTCGGGTACCGGTTCGGTGACCCTGGCGACCGGGATCGTCCGGGCCTCGAACTACGTCGTCCGGGATACGCCGTCCGGCCTGGTCAACGGTACAAACACCAGTTATACCCTGACCAACACCCCGGTCACCGGTACCGAGCAGGTCTTCCTCAACGGTCTCCTTCAGGAGCCGGGGGCCGGGAATGACTACACCATCTCGTCCGGCACGATCACCTTCTTAACGGCCCCGGTGACCGGGGACAAGATTCGGGTCACCTACCTCAAGTGATGGTAAGGGTAGTCGTTAACATCAGTTGATTGTGGAAGTGAGGGCAGTATGGCCAAGACCGAGATAACCGGTGCCCAGATCAAAGACCAGTCGGTCGACCTCACGGTGGACGCGACCGGCACCCTTCCGGTCGGCAACGGCGGTACCGGGTCGACGACCTTCGCGCTGAACAACGTCCTCCTGGGCAACGGGACCGGGGCCTTGCAGGCGGTCGAGCCGGGGACCACCGGGAACGTGCTGACGAGCAACGGCACGACCTGGTCGAGTTCCGCGCCGAGCGCCACGGGGAGCACCACCGCGACCGCCGACACCCTGGCCCAACGGGACAGTGCCGGGAACCTGTATGCCGACAACTTCATCTCGTCGGTTCAGTCAACAGTGACCGGTTCCGGTTCCGGCACAACCACGCTGCTTCAGGCCAGCACCCAGGTTCAGGTGTTCACGGGCACCAACACCCACACGGTTCTTTTGCCGACGAACTCAGTGTTTGCAGGTCAAAAATACAGTATTATCAACAATTCAACTGGCGCAGTAACAGTTCAATCGTCTGCCGCAGCGACGGTATCTACTGTAGCCGCTGGTTTTTCGGCAGATTTCACGACTTTGGTGAATACGCCGACTACTGCCGCGCACTGGCGTTGCACAACGTGGCCTAACTCGTCGGCACCTTTGGTTACTACCGGAAACTCGTTGGCTGCGTTGTCGGCATCCACCACTAACGCTATTGGTGTCGGCACCATCGAACTGGGCCACGCCTCCGACACCACCCTGAGCCGCAGCGCGGCGGGGGTCCTGGCCGTCGAGGGTGTCCCCGTGGTGGCCGTCGCGCCCGGCACGACCGGGAACGTCCTCACCTCCAACGGCAGCACCTGGACGAGTGCGGCCCCGACTGGTGGTTCTGCTCGCGTCACCAGCACGGCGACGAGTGCCACCACCCTGGCTGCTGCGGCTGGCACCCAATACCTGACCTACATCGGTTCGGGTGGCTCGGTGACGCTGCCGACTGCGGTGGGTAATACTTCGTCGTACATCATCAAGAACACCGACGCCGTAAGTAAGACGATTGGCACGGTAGGCGATGACGCGAGCTTCGCCAGTGTCACGGCGTTGCTGCGTGGCAACGGTGATGATGCCTCAACGGTGATAACCGACAGTTCCGCGAAGTACAACTGGACACCCGCTGCTGGGGTTAGGTTAAGCACGGCGGTGAAGAAGTTCGGCACCGCATCAATCAGTTTCGGTGCGGGAGGCAACAACGCCGCAGTCAAGTCGGTGTCGGACTTGTTCCCCGGCATGGGAAACGGTGACTTCACGATAGAGATGTGGTTCTACAGCACGGTGGCGAGTGTTGAATACTTCCTTTACGACACCCGCCCTTATGCGACGAACGGTGTCTACACGACGCTGCACGTCACCAGCGGCAACAAACTCGCCTTCCTGGTCAGCGCAGCGGATCGAATCACTGGCACGACGAACGTCACCGCAAACACTTGGCACCATGCAGCGGTCAGCCGCTCCGGTGGTGTCACTAGGCTTTTCCTGAATGGTGTGCAGGAGGGCAGCACCTACACCGACGCGAACAATTATCTGACAGGGGCAGTGTGTCTAGGAAACACCGGCGCGGTGATCTACGGCGTGTGGGCCGGATACCTAGACGACATTAGGATCACGCAGGGTGTGGGCCGGTACACGACAGGCTTCACGGCACCCACAGCGGAGTTCCCGGTGCCGCAGTTGGTTGACGGCACATACCCGTTGGTGCTTGCGCCCAACCAGGGTGTAGAGCTTACGTCGAGCGGTAGCAACTGGTCGGTGGTCAGCGATGCCGCCGCACTCCCGACCTTCACAACAACGCCTACCTCTGCATCGACCACCACGCTGACTGTTGCATCGACTCAGGTTCAGGAGTTCACCGGCACGACCACCCACACGGTTAAGCTGCCGACAACGGGAGTTGTTGCGGGACGCCAATTCACGACGATTAACTCGTCTACCGGATTGGTGACTGTGCAGTCCTCGTCGGCTGCGTCAA